TCACTTTGAGCATAATTTTGACGACCTGGATATTTTTGTATTCTTTCTAATTCTTCATCAGTTAGATTTGGAAAAAGCTTTTTAATCTCGGGAAGTGTTAGGCTTTTTATTTCACCAACATAATATATGTCTTCAAAATTAGGATCATCAGTAGCTGAATAAACTAAATTAGCTGGATTTACATAGTCAATAGTAATTCCTTCAGATAAATTAAAACTAGTTTTTACAGCTGATATACCTAATACAGTTAAATCGTATGCAAGTCTTTTCTTTGTTTCGTCAAACTTGTTAGCATCTAAAACATTGTTTATAACTTCTTCTTCTGCTATTTCTATGCTTTGCTTGTAATTAAGCTGCATAAATAAGTCTAATTCATTTTGATCTCTTGGCAGATTATCTGGATCTGTAGATGCGTAGAAGTTTTGACCTGTAGCTTGAGACAATTGATCAATTGCTGCTTTGTTTTTTATATCACGTAAAGCACTAGAAGCAAAGTCAGTACGTTGTTTTAAAGCAAAAGGATCTGAAGCAAATGAATTTAATTCATAACCTTTTTCAGTCATACCGTTAACGACTATGTCTACAAACTTAGATAGAACAGGTATAGGTTTCCAGTCTAAATTTAAATAAGATAAATCGCCATTATTTGATAATTCATCTTTGTATTTCTGTATTGGCTGCTCGCCTCTAGCATACAACCTAAGTCTATTAAAGTTCTGGAAATTATAGGAAAACCTATTCTGTCCACTGTTATTTCTAAACCATTCTTGTTCAATAGCGTTTCCAACAGCTAAACCATATTCAAATGATTTCTTTTCTTCTTCAGGTACCACCTGATCTGGAAAGATGCTGTTATTGTTAGTATAGACCATTTATTTATATTATTTTTGAATTTGCACCTGTATTATTATATTTTCTAAATCCTAAAGACACTTTAGAGATCGTTCTTTTTGCTACAGGTGAATATCTATGTTTATTACATGCCATTATAGCTAAACCAGAGCTTATTGAAGCATCGTGTTTTGTTCTGTTATTTATATTAAACTTAGCCCAGTCTTCTAAGGTCCTTTGAAAATATGTGTCACCGTATCCGTCTGTTTTTAATCCTACGTGGTTTTCTATATAATCCTCAATAGCAGCTGCATGAGCTTGTTTTATATCTTCACTTGAATTAGGTATACCACCTATTTCTCTTTCTGTTACTGATAATTTATGCATAACCCTGTCAGGTCTATTCATAGAATAACCTCTATAACCTCTTCTTTTTATATAATATAATAATCTAGGCTTATTGTTCTCTGCTAATATAGGCATACCATAAAATACCAAAGCCATTAAAACGTCTTCAAAGAATATATCAGCAGTTTGCGGTCTTGATATGTATTCTAAAAAAAATAAGTTTGGCGGTACATCTTCCATAGAAAACTTAGTTAATCCATGCAAAGATCCTTTAGAACCTTTACCATCAACAGTACCAGATATATCATAACTATCACATCCAAATGCTCCACAGTGTTCATTTCCTGGATATTTTATATTGTTTTTTATATTGTATCTATTCTGTAGTGCAACTGGAGGAACCCAACTAACTAGAAATCTGCCGTTTTTATTAGGTACAAACATTACCCTAGTATCTTTAATCCCACCTTCCCATTGAAAATTACCCTGTGTAACTACATTAGTATTACGAAGATCTTCATTATAGTCTATTTGCTCGTATATTTTAGTCAAATTAAACAAAGATTCCTTAGCTTCATCTCTGAAAGCGTGTTTCTCTGTTCTTGGAAACTGACGATAGTATTCATTTAAACCATCTTGATCGTCCTTTAAACCATCAACTTCGTTTTCCCAATGCGATATTACACCAATGTCGATGTCTTCTCCATCAATACCTTTGATTGGTTTTTTTGGAGTGTCGAATACAGGTAGTCCATAAGAATCAATGTATCCTTCGTAGTTCCATTCCATAGGTACGAACAAACTATATAGTCCTGAGCTAGTCTGACCGTTGCGGTTTCTTTTGTTGACATCCGAAGCTTCGTATAGCTTTTTAAAGTTTTCTCCACCTTTATCTAATGCGTTTGAAGTAGAACCCATCATACATTTACCGACGATTCTTCTACCTAATCTTAATGTTGTTTTCGTGACACGCCAATTGTTGAGGATGTTGTCCGGTCTCTCCCATTTACCCGATTCATCGTGGACAAGGAGCTTGAGTTTCTCTCCATCGTACGAGTTGTCCCCTGTGTTCTTCCAGTCGATCGTGGTGTCGAGACCTGCCTGGAGATCCTCGGTTGTCTCCTTAATGGAGTTACGAGTGAGTCTCTTCGACGGGACTTTGTACGATAGCTCCGTCTTGGGACGTTCCATTCCGTCCTGTATTGGTTTGAAAAAGAAAGGATAGTTGATTGAGATGGGTACCACCTTATCGGTAAACATCTTTTTCGCATCAGCTCCTGATTTACTAAGGATACCAAACCTTGCATCTCGTGATATTGTTGCCTGGTTAACGGTGTCCGATGAAGCCATGAAAGAGAAGCCTGAGCGTCTATTCTTAAGGTAGCACAATCCGTAGCATCTTGAATCTGCCTTGCAAGCCTCCCAGAATATATAGAATAATCTGTTTGATTCTCTAAAATCTGCGTGCCCCACGTCAATCTTAGTCCACTGCAGGTACATGTAGTGAGAACCAGTAACGTAAGTAGCGACACCTTTGTTATAGTACCAATAACCTTCTTCACGCCTGACAAACTCTTTGTTAATATAGTCATAGTGCTTTTCTTTAAATGCTACAGGCTTTTGATTCCAATCGTATACCGTGTTAATTCTTTTTAATTCAGCTGGATAATCTAAAACATTCCATCGCTGCTCTGTTATTTTTTTAGAACACTTATAAACATCTTCAGCTAGTGGCAAAGCTATTAATAAGTTTTGTATGCTATATATTTCTCCTATTTGCCCTGTTTTACTGATTACAACAACATCATGTTCTTTGTCGTAACCGTATTTCCATTTTTTAAGCCTATTAAGTCTATTAACGACTTTAGGCTTTATGTGGTCTTCTACCACGTGATATAAGCTTTGTTTGTACATTACTTAGATCTTCCTTCAGCAAAACCCTTGAAAGTTTCTACTTTCTTTTCTGTTGGCTTTTCATTTATTATATTTTCCTCAGCTTCTATTCTAGCTAATATTTCAAAAGCATCAAATATAGCTAATTTTTTAGTAGCAGCAGCGTTTTTAAGTCTGTCAGCAGAGATATCATCTTCTGAGTCTACGATCTTTTCTTTCGCCACCTTTATAAGTTCTTCAACTGCTATTTGCCCAGCTTGGATTATATTCAGTTTCGTTTCCTTTATTTTCATATTTAATTAAAATGTCATTAGGTTCCATGCAATATAAAACTTGGTCATCAATTAAAAACTCAAACTCTCTGTTTTTCTTAAATCCAACCAAATCACCTTCATTCATTTTAAGAGCTTCTAAGACGCTGTTTCCATATTTTACTATACCAACGCATTCTTTTAGCTTACTTAAGTTAGAACCATTCTTATTAACAACTGGCTTAATAAAGCAATACTCTTTCAATGTCTTCCAGCTGTTACCTACTTTTTTCATGTATATCTGATCTTCAGATGCAAAATACATATCATCTTTGAAGTATTTTCCACTGTTTACAGATTTACCTTTTTGATTGTAATATCTTCTAAATATATTGTGATGCACTATAACTTTATCACCTTTCTTGAGTTCTGTTTCAAACGCTAAAGGTACGGCAATTATCTCCGCTTCTCTGTTAACAAACTTATGACTAGCGATACTAGAGTTAATTATTAGCTTTTTATTACCAATACTTAACTCGTTATTGTATCTTTTGCCTATAGGTTTAATTATGAATTGGTAAACACTGTTCATTAATACTCTAAATCGTATTCAACAGATATTGCCATATTGCTATTAAACTTCTTCCAAGGAAGAATTTCATCGTGCTTTTTTATATATATATTATAAGAGTCG